CGTGCGGCTGGTCAAGCGCGCTGTGTCTGGCTGAGCAACCCTCGCCAGTTGGGCGCGAACGGGCGCGGCGTCTGGTGCAGGCGTCGCGCCTTTTTTTTTGGCGGGTGAATTATGGGTGCAATCGAAGTCTTTGCAATAACTGCGGATTTGTTGCAGGCGGGTTTATTCCTGTGTGGGGTATTGGCGGGAATTGTGATTGGGCATTTGTTAGCGGGGGCTGTGTGATGCGGTTTATTTTGCTCGTTGTGCTTGTTGGGGTTGCGTTGCCGGTTGGCGCTACGGTGACTGGTTACGGTTCTTATAGTGAGGCTACTGCTGCGTGCGGTAATTCCTGTGGGAGTTCGTCAGAATGTTCGGCGGCGGGGTATACGGGGGCCTATTGGGGGAATGCGTGTATTGACCATGCCAATGACGTTGTCTGTTGCTTTAATACGAACGGCAGTTGCCCGGCTGGTCTCGAACCTGATCCATTGACGGGGGAGTGTGTCGAGGATGAGCCGTGTCCGGAGGGGTCGACGTGGGATGAGGCAGAGCAGCAATGCTTGGATGATGACGGATGCCCGCAGGGTAGTGATTTCAGTACTACAAAGTACTGTGCGAATCAGTCGTGCTCTGAGTGGTCGTGTCGGTTGGATTGTGACAGTGGTTCCCATTGGTGGGATGATGGCTCAGATAACGGGGCGTGTACGAGTTGTGAAGGGGAGAGTCAATGGTGGGGGCCAGATGTTCAGTGTGGCCCGGAATGTCCGGATGGTGAGGCATATAACGGGATGGAATGTGTCGAGATGTGTAATGCGGGGTTCTGCTGGGATGTAACAAGCCAGAGTTGCTATCGCTGTGACGATCCGCCCAACGATGACGGGCCGCCCGATGATGAGCCGCCCGAGGATGATGACCCGCCCCAGGACGAGCCGCCCGAAGATGAGGACCGCCCGGATGATGAGCCGCCGTTACCGCCCGATCTTGACGATTTGGCGACGAATGAGCAGTTAGACGCCACGGGCGATTATATTGCCGACAATATTTGGAATATGGGCGATCAAATCACGAATCAGATTGATCGCTCGGCGGATTTTACTGTGTCCGCGTTGGACGTGTTTGCGGATCAGATTACGCGCCAAATGGATAAGTCGGCGGATCGCATTGTCGATTCGGCAGAGTCCAATAATACGGATGTGCTGAATCAATTGGAGTCGATCGAGGATCAGCTTGCGGATGCGGGCCAGGAAATTACAGACAAGCTCGAAGAGCTGAAGGAGCAGGAAGATGACTCGGACGATGCGTTCACAGCGCCAGGGGGTGAGCTGGCGGAGATTCCGCAGCATCGCACGATTGAGGATTCGTTTGCGGCTTTCCAAACGCGTATTTCGGCTTCTCCGATCGGGCAGGCTTTTGAGTCGTTGACGTTTAGCGAAGCCAGTGGGAGTTGTCCGCTGCCGGACATGGATGCGGGCATGTTCGGGGTGTTTTCGTTGCAGCGGGTCTGCACGTTGTACGACTCCGAGCTGGCACCGTTTATATCGGCGGCGGCCTGGGTGTTCTGGTCCGTCTTGAGCGTGCGCGTCTTTATGCAGGGGTAAGGCAATGGGTATCGGTGCGGCGTTTTCCGCTTTCGCGGGATGGTTCCACGGGCTCGTTAATGACGTGCTGGGGTGGCTGAAGGGTCTTTTTGAGTATGCGGCCGCTTGGGTGCTGGATCAGGTCTTGGGTGCTGCCGCGACGGTGTTTGAGGCGATTCCGGTGCCCGAGGCGTTTGCGGAAGTGGGGCCAGCGTGGGGGCAGGCGGTGAGTGCGGCGGGTTTCTTCCTGGAGCCGTGGCATATCGGCGAGGGGTTGACGATGTTCTTCGGGGCGTTAGCAATTCGTTTCTTATTGCGGCGTATTCCGGTGATTGGGTAAAGGGTTAAACGGGTGTAATTATGTCGATCATTGCGTATACGGGGTTACCGGGCTCGGGCAAGAGCTATAATGCGGTCGCGAATGTCATTATTCCGGGGTTGGAAAAAGGGCGGCGGGTTGTCACCAATATTCCGCTAAATGCGGAGCTGATAGAAGAGAAAGGCTATCGGGGTCAACTGGTCCAATTTGATTCGGCGGATTATCAGGAAAAAGGTTTTATCGAGACGTATGTCGCGCCGAATCATGGCGCGCTCTATGTCTTGGATGAGGTGTGGCGATTGTGGCCGAGTGGGCTACAGCAATCGAAGATGCCGAAAGATCAACAGCAATGGTTGGCGGAGCATCGGCATCATACCGGGGAGGATGGATTTACGGATGAGATCATTCTAGTCACGCAGGGATTAGGACAGATTGCGGCGCCAGTGCGGCAGTTGGTCGAATCACAATATCGCCATACCAAGCTGACAAGTGCAGGGTCGAAAAAGGCGTTTACGGTCAAAGTGTATCAGGGCGGTGACGTGAATCCGCGTGACTCGGATATGGTGAACCAGCTTCACGGCAAGTATTCGCCCAAGGTGTTTCAGTGGTACAAGTCGCACACCCAAGCAAAAGGCGATGAGGCGCTGGAAGCGGCGGCGGATAAGCGCGCTAACGTATTTCGCTCGCCTAAGTTCCTGGCGGCTGCTGCGTTCGCGGTCTTTGGAACGCTCGGTGGCATCTATATGGCCGGAGCCTCGATCTCGGGGCTGGCCGATGAGGAAGTGCAAACGGTGAAATCTGTTGCCAGCGAGCGCGCGGTGACGAGTGTCGAGCGGAGCGAGGCGCGCGTCACCGCGCGCTCGGTGGCGCAGGTGCCTCCGAAGCCTACGGGTCCGGTGCTGTCGCAGACGTGGCGTATTGGCGGCTGGATACGCAATGAGGACAGGACACTGGTGCTGTTGGCGTCCAATGATGGGCGGACGCGTCGCGTTGATGAGGGCTGTGATCTCTCGGGGCTAGAGCCTGAATGTGTGATCGGGGGGGAGCGGATTACGGAGTACTCCGGGGCGCGCAAACGTCAGCGCGGGTTTTTGGCGGATGCGGCGCAGGATTGGCAGGGGCACGTCCAGGGTGCGCGATAGTGTGCTGTTGTTCCACGTGGAACATGAAACGCGGGCAAAAGTAGGCAAATGTGATCGCGGGTGCTAGACTGACTATCGAATGGGGCAGAGTGAAGGGCAACGATGATATATCTAACGGCTGGGCAGTTCTCCGTGTCGTGGGCGCGGATCGAGGAAGCGGGCGCGGGCGGCGCGGTGGTGGTGTTGCTGCCGGTGCGAAAGGGTGGGACGTGGGTGATCCAGCTTGAGCAGGACGGCGAGCCGGTGTGTCAGCTTTCGACAACGCGCGAACCGTCGAAACCGCGTGAGTTCGTCCAGGTGCAATCGGCCATCGCGACATTGGAGCGGCTTGCGGAGGACTCGGGGTTGGTCGATCCAACCGTCGAGGTGCGGTTTGGGTAGCTGGATGTTGTTTCAGCCGTGGGAACTGGCGTGGCTGCTCGCGGGTGCAGTTGGTGCTGGCGGATTGGTCGGTGCCTTGGCGGTGCTCGCGAGCTGCCGTCTGCTGTCCAGCAATCGGTGGCGATCGAGTCGGAGCGACTGATGTGCTCGCCCCACTCTGTCATCCAAAGCCAAAACTGGCACGGCTGCGTAGCAACGCAGGCTGGCGCGACTTTGGACGGCATTAAGACCAGCACGGCTGGTCAGCGGCGTGTGGGGCGAAGTGCTGAGACGGAACCGAGGTGGCGCGCGACGATAACTCTTTCCGCCGCGGAGCGCACTGCTTCGGATAATGGGTGTCCGTCTAACGGCTTGGGGGGTCGCTCAAGTGTGACGCGAGGCCGATCGGCATTGCCGAGGTGAGAGGGACCGCAGTCGGTTGGTGGCCGACTGCGGTAGAGCCAGCAAAGGCGCTGGATGCTGCGAGGGTGCAACTCGCGGCGGGCGTTAGCTGGGTGCGATAGCTAACTACACGGGGGCAACCGTGCAACATCAGTATATCTCTCCTTTCGCGATCCTCAACCCTGCCCGTGCTGTGAGACGCCTTGTGCGCGTCTCTGAGGCGGCTGCGGGGGGGTCGCGGGATGTCTGCTAGGGGTTCGGCGGCGGGCGTCTCAGAGGGCGTTTTAGGGGCCGAAAGGGGGCCGATTTCGGCTCCCCTTGGTAACTACGGAAGATTTCACTCCGCCCTAATACGGATCAAGGACTTAGGCAAAGTTGACCCCGAAACCGGCGAGCTGGTCAGCGGGGCGCGTGATCCGGCGTCTGTGCGCCTTGAGCGGTGGGCGTTGCTCTCGGTGGCGCGTGAGGTGCTTCCGCACTCGCAGACAGCGAAATGTTATCGGGTGCGGCGGGCGCAGCAAGTCTCGGTGCTGCACGCTCCGAGCCAGCGTGCGGGCCATCTGGCGGGTCTGTGTACGTGTCATAGCGTGTGGGCGTGTCCGATCTGCGCGGCGAAGATCAGCGAGCGGCGGCGCGAAGAGCTGCGCGAGGCGATGGAAGCGGCCCGCGCGCAAGGGCTGCACTGCTATCTGCTGACACTGACGCATCCGCACGGGCGCGGTGATGCGCTGGCCGATTTGGTTCAGGCGGAGCAGGATGCAATGGGGCGTTTTCTCAAGGTGCGGGCTACGCAAGCCGTGTTTTCGCGCATTGGGCGGATCGGTCAGGTGCGTGCGTGGGAAGTGACGCATGGGCGGCGTCGTGAGGTGTCGCACGGCTGGCATCCGCACTTCCATTTGCTGTTGTTCTGTGAGTCGCGTTTGTCGGCGGCGGATCGGGCTGAGGTTCAGGGGGCGTTGTATCAGCAATGGGCGCTCGCGTGTGAGCGCGCGGGGTTACAGCGTCCGCGCGAGGGCTACGGGTGTCGGTTGGATGACGGTGCGCGGGCGGCTGAGTACGTGTCCAAGTGGGGCACTGAGGACGGCTGGGGGCTCGCGTCGGAGCTGACCAAAGGGCATATCAAGCGCGCGGGTCAGCATGGCGAGACGCCGTTTGATCTGCTTCGGGCGTTGTTGGCGGATGACGGTGATCGGCAAGCGGCTTGGCTCTTCAAAGAGTTTGCGGCGGCGTTTCGGGGCAAGGCGCAACTCGTGTGGGCTCGCGGCTTGCGGGATCGGCTCGGCTTGGGTGCGAGTGCCAGCGATGCCGAGATCGCGGCGGAGCAGCGCGAGGATGCCGTGGTGCTGGCGTTGCTGGTGGCGGATGCCTGGCGCGCCGTCGTGCGCTACGGGGCGCAGGGCGAGCTGTGCGAGCTCGCGCGCCACGGGGATAGCGAGCTGGTGCAGCGGTTCGTGGGATCGCTGGTCGATCGGTCGGCTGTTGAGCGGGGACCGCGAGCCCGGAGGTGAAGCGCGCCAGCGCGAGGAACCGGGCCGGTTCCTATCTAAACGCATGATCCGCCGGGAGCGGATCATTCCGAGAGTCTGACGCGGGTTTGGAAACTTCGGCTTTTGTGGGTGCTTCTGCCGGTGCTTCTTGTTTCTGCTCAGGGGCTTAGTCGTCTTTGCGTCGTTGGTGTGGTCCAGGGCGAGGGTTTTTGCGGCGCTCGGGTCCGGTGTACTCGGTGGATGTCGCATCGCGCAAGCAATCGACGGCAGGAATCCCGTGCATCGCGGCGCGCACAATGATTTCTATCAGGGCGGAACGGGACAGTCCCATGCGCGCGCTCTCGGTTGTGAGCCAGCGCAAGGTATCAGGTGACAGCGAAACGGTGAACTTGCTTTTCATCCGGGGATGTTTACACTTCGGTGGTGTTACTTGGTGGTACCAAGTGCGTCAGGGTGTTCTAACGCGTGTTTGAGGGTAAGAGCGTGAAAGGTACTGAAGCGGGGCGATTCATCAGTGGTCGGGGTTACAGCTTCACGGACGATAAGACCGGGGAGCTGATTACGGGCGGCACGATCTGGCTCGCGCATGAGGACGCGAGCGAGGATGACGAGCTGGGTGCTCGGCTCGAAAGCTATAGCTGCAAGCGGCAGGTTTTCGATGCGTTGCAGACAGTGGGCGTTTCCTTCGGGGATGAGCTAGAGGTGGATGCAGAGCTGCGTCCGGGCGCGAAAAAGCCTCGGGCGCTGGCGGTGCGACGGGTCCAGCAATGAGTCCGGGTGACCTGGTGATGATCGATTTCGCGACACTTTCGCAAGTGTACGCGCAAGGGCTTGTTGCCGGGTGTTCCTCCGTGTTGTTGGCGGTGCCTGTGCGGGTGATTATCCGTGCGGTGCGGATGGGGTAGTCGGGTGGGGCCTGCGGCTCGGCTGCGAAAGATGAGCAGGCGTTTTTTTTTGAGGGTGTAAACGATGCGTAAGTTTTGGCTGATTCCTGGCGCGATGGCGCTGTCTGGTGTAGCGGCGGCGCAGGGCACGTATGACAGTCTGACCGTGGATTTGTCCGGGGCCGATACCGCGATCATCGGTGTCGGTACGGCGATCCTCGGCGCGCTGGCGGTG